GCTGGCAGACGCGACGGACCTGTCCCCCCGGACTATAACCAAAGGCGTACCAATGTTTCAACTTGAACAAGGCACCGATGGCAATGGTAAATCGGGAGTATGTGGTTTGGTCGCAATCCGACGTTGGTGTGATGATGCGCGGGTCCCCGAGCTTGCCACCCTCTTTCTTGAGGAAGACAAAGGAGCGGATTGTGTATACCGCGTCCCAGAAAAGCTCGGAGAAATCGCGACTGACCTTCTGGTCTGGCTTGCGTTTCGCAGCAGCAACCTCGTCCACAGTGATCGGAGTCAGGCATGAGGGGTCGCAAACTAGCGACCGGAATTCAGCCTGATACTGGTCATAGATGGGAGGCGGCACTACCGGATTCGCGACCTTCAGCACGCGTTCGTCGACAGCACGGACTTGGTTGGCTCGGGAGTTATCGGGCACCGTACCCCGCGGGTCCAGGGGTCCGTGACCTGCCCGGCATTTACCGCAGCTTCCAAGGTCTGGGTCCTTGTCTAGGAGTGCCAGATCCTTGTACACAACGGAGAAGCCAGGTTCAGTGCTCACGGTCTCATCTGGAATATGCGGGGGGGCAGCGCCGTTTGCCCCCTCACCATTTTCTACACCTAGGAAGCGCTTGCCAGCACGGTAAGGGCCAGAGATGGCCATCAAGAGCGGAAAGATCTCCTTCTGAAACTCCGCCCCGGCTACTGCCAGGGCGAGCGTCCCAAACTGGTTAACTTTCGACGCTTCGAAGCGGACAAAAGCTCCAAAGGTGTCGGACAACGGCATGTCATAGCTGGCCCGCGCGCCAGCCCACCCAAAGCTAAGAACTCGCGTCGTGGAAACTGGCTCTTCTTCGTCATCCGGAACGACCAGTCGATCCACAACGAACGCAAGTACGGCAGCCTGGCGGCCATCGAAAGCGTATACCGGTGTGAAGGGCGAGGCACGTTGGTAGAACGGAAACAGCCACTTCGCGAGGAAGCGGGGGCAGGCGGCGACAGGGTGGAACACTGCGAGGGATCGACAATCGCCAATATCTTGGGCGAGCCGGAAACGCACGCGGTCGTAGAAGTACGACCAAAACCACCCGTCAAAGCGGCAGGCGTCGCTTGTGAAGATGCTTATGACCCCGTGATTCTCAGTAAACCCGTCGACTGTGGTAACGAACGAGTTGTCAGAGTTAACACCATAACTGAAAGCGGGCGAGCTAGCCTCCACAGCCTCAGGCTGATTACAGAGGGCAAGCATAGGCCGCAAG